CGCTATCATTTCGCTAAAGGCGTAGAGTACATCAAGAAGGAGCTGGGTCTGTGAGTCATTTTATTGTGGAGCATCGTGTTGGGGGAAACTATGTTTTGGAGACGCTTACTGGTGTTGAGGATATCGATACAAGCCGCTACGAAAGTATATTGGGAATCTGGGTTTGTGACAGCTTCGAGGAGTTACAGATTATGCAAAAAGAATTAAAGGAGATGCGCAATGTACGACCAAGTCAACAATCCTAAACATTACACCAGCCACCCCAGCGGTGTTGAGTGTTTAGAAATTACGCGCCATATGGGCTTTAACCTTGGCAATGTTATGAAGTACATTTGGCGAGCAGACCTTAAAGGTAAAGATATCCAAGACTTAGAAAAAGCGGCTTTTTATTTGCGTGATGAAATTGAGTTGCGCAAAAAATCTGCAACTGCTGATCAGGAGTGTGGCAAATGAACGCATTTATGTTTGTAGCAATTATGTGTATGGGACAACAGTGCGATTTTGTAGTTAGCCATGAACCGCTTTCAGAAGCAAGATGCGAACAGCTAAAGAAAGAATTTTTATCTTTGCCGTTTAAGCCTGAGATGACTTTTGCTGCAACCCAATGTGTAAGAGTAGATGAACAAAAGGTGAGACTATGATTGTAGAAATTGACGATGATTGCGTAGATAAAATTGTTAGCCAAGAAATAATGAAAAGTTATATTTGGCTAACAGAAGATTTAAAACACGCTAAGAAAAACCCCAACGCATACCATGAAGATGATGTTGCTAGTTGGGAAACATTGATTCCAGCATTAGAAGAAGTGGGTCGCTACTTCACATATGATTGGGACGGAAAACTAAAGAAGATGAAAAAGGTGATGAAGAAATGAAACTCTTTTGTGAATATGATCGTTTTGAATTAGAACAGGACATCATCAAAGCATGGGGCGTTGTAGATATGATTGATGAATTGATTCGCCAACACTTAGACAGACCAGAAGGCGCTTTTAGTGAAGATGAATTAGCTAATCGATTAGAAGGCATTAAGTATGTTACTGAAATGCAATTCCAGCGTTTGTGGGATGGCTTTGAAGTAATGATTAAAAAAGGCCACTTCACCAAAACTCGATTTGGTGATTCGCCAGAAATAGCAATACCAGATGTAGAAAGTGAAGTAATTATTAAACCAAAGAAAGGAAGTAAAAAATGACCGATACAGTCGATGTAGCAGCAAAAGAAGTAGATCCGTTAGCAGACAAAATCATGACACTGAAGTTTTCAGTAAGTGATATCAATGGTATTTTGAATGCATTAAACCAACCATTCCAAACCCCAACTGTTTTATTGGCAAACATTATTGCAGCCATTCAAGCACAATGCGGGCCACAAATTGATGCGTTAAATGCTAATCCAACAGCGGAGAAGCCAGCAGATGAACCTCAAGCAACTGCTTAAACGCGCAGGTGTCAGTAATGACATCATTGCTGAAGTAGAACGCAAGTCTGCTCGTACCAGCGCAGAACAGGAAATTGAGCATCAGGAAAAAGCTGCAGCTATGGCTAAGATGATGCTCAACGATGTTCTGCCGCATTTGCGTAAAGCTATGGAAGCGCAAGACAAAGTTCCATCCAAACCAAAGCGAACAATTATCATCCCTGATTAGGGCGGTTTTGGTCGTATTTTTGCATTAGTATAGTTAGGACACGCTGTGAAGCGCTCCTGCGAGCGTAAAGAAGCTCTGCATTTGGACTGGGGACGCTCGGTCGTGACAGCCCGGAAAGACGGGCACCAAATACTATAAGAGGACGAAATGGACGACTTTAAAAAATTGCCTAAAATGAAAACCGGTGGTTCAGCCAAACCCGGCCTCTATGCCAACATCCATGCTAAACAGGAGCGTATCGCACACGGCTCAGGAGAGCGTATGCGCAAGCCCGGCTCTGCTGGAGCCCCTACCAAGGAAGCATTCGTAGAGTCCGCCAAAACGGCTAAAAAGGCTACTGGCGAGTCTGTTAAACATGACGAACCCATCGCTAAAACAACCACTGGCAAAAACCGCCACTATTTGAGCACTAAAGAAGGTGCAGGCATGACAGAAGCTGGTCGTAAAGCTTACAACGCCAAAAACGGCAGTCATCTTAAAGCACCACAGCCTGAAGGTGGATCGCGCAAAGACTCATTTTGCGCTCGTATGTCTGGCGTTAAAGGCCCCATGAAAGATGAAAATGGAAAACCAACAAGAAAAGCAGCAGCACTAAAAAGATGGAAATGCTAATGGCAACCAAAAAACCATCACCAAAGAAAAAAGAATTTACTGAAGAAATGGCTCAGACCGTTTTAGAGTTGGGCAAACAAGGCGCATCCCAAAAAACCATGTATGCTGCAATTAACATCAGCAAATCCACTGCAGCAAGATGGAAAAAAGAAATTCCAGAATTTGAAGAAGCAATGTCTTTGGCAACAACTTACGCTCAAGCATATTGGGAGTCCATGATGCTTGCTAACATTGACAACAAAGCATTTAATTCACGCGTTGCAGAGCTTGCTTTGAAGGGACAATTCCCCGATGATTATGGTCAGCGTCTAGATATAAAACAAGATATCAAACAAGAAGTAAAGATAGATTTCACAAAAGAAGTAAACGACTTAATTAAGTCACTGAAGTAAAACAACAAGGGGGAATAGGCTTAGCGGCCGTGCTGGTGCTCATTCACCAGCTACCCACCAAATAGCTAATGAGGGCTTCATCAATGAAACAATGCAGCAAATGCGGTGTAGTTAAACCACTGTCGCTGTTCAATAAATGCAAAGCATCAAAAAACGGATACCAATCGTATTGCAATGACTGCAAATCTGCATTTAACAAATCGTATTATCAACAACACAAATTAAATTACAACATTAGAGATGCTAAAAGACGCGCCTCCAAAATGCAAAGAACTCCCCGTTGGATCAAAGATGTCTTTGTCGATGAAATTAAGGTAATTTACAGACGAGCAAAATTGATCAAAAAGTTTACGGGGGAGACATGGCACGTAGATCATATTGTCCCTCTAAAGGGTGAAAAGGTATCTGGTTTGCATGTTCCTTGGAACTTACAGCTACTTCCGGCGTCAGAAAATTTAGCTAAAAGTAATAAATTTACGCCCTAAAAATTGAAAAATATAGTTAGGCGATTTTGTAGTATAATTTGCATTAGTATGTATAGACACTAAAAAGGTAAAAATGACAGCGCATGCCCTACTCTCAGCTTCGGGCTCAAAACGATGGCTTTCTTGTACACCATCAGCCAGATTAGAAGCAACCCTTCCAGACCCAAAACGCAGTACCAAGGGGATAGATTTCAGCGCCGAAGGCACACTAGCCCACTCGCTTGCAGAAATCCGTTTAAAACAATACTTTAACCAAATAGGGCATGAAGAATATGAAAGCGAATATGCGGCCATCAAAAGCAGTGATATCTACCAAACGTACGCACCCGACGAGCGCGACGATTTTGAAGCTAACGTGGACAATTATGTACTGTACGTTCGTTCTCAAATTGGTGAGGGGGACACGCCTCTTTTTGAACAACGTGTCGACTTTTCTGATTGGGTGCCGGACGGCTTTGGTACGGCCGATGTGGTTATACTTTCTAAGCACTCCATTCGAGTCATCGACCTCAAGTTCGGCAAAGGCGTGGCCGTTTCCGCAATCGACAACACCCAGCTTAGACTCTACGCGCTCGGTGCGTGGAGCAAGTTCAAAGAAGAATACCCAGACATCAAAGAAGTTGTCTACACGATCCACCAGCCAAGACTTGACTCTATTAGCAGCGATGGGACGACAGTCACCAAGCTCATCGATTGGGCAAACTACTTCGTCAAGCCAAAAGCCAAGAAAGCGTGGTCTGGCAGCGGCGAGTTCCTCCCGGGCGAATGGTGCCAGTTCTGCAAAGCCAAAGCGCAATGCCGCGCCCGCTCAGACTTCAACTCGGACCTCGCAAAGCTCGAGTTCCAAACCCCAGCCCTCCTCAGCGAAGAAGAGTTCAGCGAAGTCCTCACCAAAGCGCAAGACCTCCGCACGTGGGTAAATGATGTTGAAGAGTATGCGCTAACCCGCGCAGTTGAGCAAGAAGTTATTCCGCCCGGCTTTAAGTTATCTACCACATCAACTCATCGTAAGATTAGTGATCAAGCTTTAGCAGCTGTAGTGCTTAAAGAAAAGGGTATGCCAGAAGATCAGATTTGGGAACCAAAAAAATTAAAGTCCATTGCGGCTTTAGAAAAGATAGGACCCAAAGGACAAGTTGCCGCGTGGTTAGGTGACTTGGTATTGCGCCCAGAAGGTTCACCAAAGTTAGTACGAATCAAAGAAAATGCGAAGGAGGATTTTGCATGAGTACTTGGCTAATTGCAGCGATGGGCGTTGTGTATTTTATTGTAGCTATGGATCAATTTAGAAAAGGCGGAATTGGTACTGGCATTATGTTCCTAGGTTACGCCATGGGGAACGTGGGGCTGGTGATGGTAGCAAAATAATAATAAGAAAGGCAACCATGTTGGTACAATGTTATGACACAAAGTTTGAAGTACCAGAATATGTGATTGATAAATTCATAAAAGATTTTGATGGATTGCCCGGCAGCGGAAATAGAGAATGTGTTTTGCAATTAAGAGATGCAATAGAAAACATTGTTGATGTGATTGCAGAAGATCCAGAAATCCTGTATGATAAAACTTATCAAGCAGAATTCATAGAAGCAATGGCAATGAAGTACGCCCTTGAACATCATGGTATACTGTATGATGCGTAGTAAGGGTAATGGCTAGGGCCCTTTAATTCTAGTCAGTCTAAAAAGGTAAAAAGGTAAAAATTATGCCAGCAAAATCCACAAAAACTAAATTCGTTACTGACAAAGTACGTTTTTCTTTTGTACACGTATTTGAGCCAGCAGAAACACTCAACGGCTCTATGAAGTATTCAGCTTCTATTTTGATTCCTAAGTCTGATAAGAAAGGTGTAGAAGCCTTTACTAAAGCTTTGGAGCAAACCAAGCAAGCTAACCTCAATTACTTTGGTGGCAACATTCCAAAGAATCTTAAAGGCGGTTTGCGTGATGGCGACGCAGAGAAAGACGATCCAATCTATGCGGGTCACTATTTCTTTAATGCCAACTCCAACGAAAAGCCCGGCATCTTTGATGCAGAGAAAAACGAAATCTTTGATAAGACCGAGTTTTACAGTGGTTGCTATGGCCGCGCTTCAATCACAATGTACCCATATGATGTAAGCGGCACCAAGGGTATTGCATTTGGTTTGAACGCTGTTATGAAGACAGAAGATGGTGAGCGCTTAGGTGGCGCAACAGCATCAGCAGCAGATTTCGCAGTATAAGTAGTTCCTTTCAGTAGTAAGTAGTAC